CAGCCAACTGTTCTTTACGACTCAATTCTTCCCAAGATTTCATCACATTCTCCATCATAATAAGATTATTATACGCCAATCTGCAATTAAAGACAAGTCTTTTATGCACCCACTGTACGACGTGGGAAACCATTTGCAAAGCCAGCAGTGCCAGCTACGAATCCACGAGAGGATTTTGTAGCCATCTTAGTCTTGCGTCCACGTGCAGGACGACCCACTTCGATAACTCCACCCTTCTTCAAAAACACTTTCAATGCTTTCTCAGACTCTTCACGAATCTGTGCTTTGGTCTGCACAGAACGATTGTAGATAGTTGCAATTTTCATTTGTTTCTTGTTCATAATATTCTCCAAAATTAAGCAGACAGATTCATAATGCGTGCATCGTATTCCATGAAAGAAACTTCATGTGGCACAAACACAATCTTACCAACACGAGAGTGTTTACCTTTCGGTTGATTCTCACCAGAGAAAACATCTTTGGTGCAGGTAATTTTGTAAGCCATGTAACCTTGTTCAGTGTTACGCACTTGCTCAACAACACCTTCAACGAAACAGTCTTCACGACCAATCATTGGTTTGAAGTCATAAGCACGGATCGTTTGACCAACTTTAGCGATATTCGAGAATTTCATTTCTTCACCTTTCTTCATCATAATATAACTATTATGCCCTAAGTTGCAATTAAAGACAACAACTAAATGCAAAAAACCCTACTAAAAGTAGGGTTATTTTTAGCCCGAATCCACAGGGTTCGGAGGGAGGGGTAAGTTAGTACTTACTTACTTAAGACCAGATAGAGCCGATGCAGGGACGACTTCGATCCCTGAGCCGAAAATTCGATTGTATTCGTTGACCATCTTTGCATCAGGTTCTGCGTCGGATGCGATAGCAGTTCGATGTAGATTGATGTTTCCTGTAGAGTATGCCATGTATGGCATAAGTCCAACACCAACTCCTCTTTCGGTTTGTTGGATGACGATAGTTGCTGGTGATTTGAGTTCAATCTCACGATCAAAATGATTGAATATTTCTCCAATAATTTCTTCACCACTAATAAGTTTAAAGACTCGAATGTCTTTCATAATTATTCCTCTATAACAAGTTGTTCGATAAAATCTGCTGCATGATGTTGATTGGTGAAGTATCGAATTATCAAGTTCTCCAATTCATAGCAATGGTGCGCAATCACCATTATCTGCCTATTTTTAAAGACAGATACTTTGAGTATCCATTCGCCCCTACGAACAGGAACAAACGAGATCATGTTAGGTGATATTTTTGCTTTCATCATAATAGTATTTAGGGAGAGCCGAAACTCTCCCTAAACTATCACGATTTTGGCTGAGTAGGTATTTTACCGTTTACCCAATCCCAATCATCATCTGTCATTGGGATCCATTGATTCACTTACATTCTCCATAAGCAGCCATTAACTTCTGGGCTTCTTTATGTTTACCATTTCTGGCGAGATCTGCAGCTGCACGTGCAACACCAATACCTTTTAAACAGATATAGATTTTACGTAAGAAAGATTTCATTGATTCTCCTCAGCCAGTAATTGCTTCTCTGACTTTTGGCGAACAGCAATCTTCTTTGGTTGTTTATGTTCTGGAATCAGACGCTCTAAGAAAATCTTTAGCATGCCATTGATCATCTCTGCATCATTAACAACCACTTCATCATTTAGAACAAATGAACGAGTGAACGCACGATTTGCGATACCTTTGAACAAGAAGTTCTCTTGGTCTTCTTCACTCTTTACATTTCCACGAACAAGCAACTTACCATCAGCCATCTCGATATCGATGTCTTGCTGACCAAAACCAGCTACAGCGATTTCAATAGTATAATGATTCTCATCATTTTTCTTGATGTTGTATGGAGGATAGTTAGGAATGTTCTTAGTCAAATCCTCATGAAACTTTGCCATACGATTGAATTGATCGTCAAAGCCAACAAAGAACTTTTCAAAGTCTTTGAATTGAGGGTGCAACATAGTATCAGGGATAAATTTATTCACCATTGTCTCCTCCTTACTTCTTAGCAAATGCTTTTTTAGCATCGAAATTGTATGCAGCTACACCCATAGTCGTAAAGAATGTGAATGATTCCTGCGCCATTTTCTTCGCAAAAGATGCTTGTGCGTCAATGTAGGTTTGGAGTGGTTTTTTAAGTTCTTCGTTTTTAACGAAGGTGTCCACGAATTGTGTCTTTGCAGACTGGACAGAATCAACGAATGTGTTGATAGTTGAGATCATAGTTTTCTCCTATTAAGCGAGTTATAAAGTTAGCTACCCCGAAGGCATAGCAGGTAATGCTGGTTACGAGATCCAGCGACATCGTACGTCATGTCCGCTTTATCACGCTTCGTTCCAATAGTGGTCCTAAGGTGAAGTCTTTACGTTCCCATCCCGATGGGACTAATACTATTTAGCGATTCGCAATGTACATTGTAATTTCAAAGCCAAAACGCATTTCTGTAGCAGTAGGTTTGGTCCACATAATTTTCTCCTAAGTTGTCGTCCGACATGGACATACTACTTATGACAAAGGTGTCAATCCTACCCTAAGTAAAATAATTAGTTTTGTCTAATTATTCTTCTGCTTTTGCTTCTTCTAACTGCTTTGCAATTTCTGCAGCTTGTGGGTCACCTTGTGACTTAATTTTATTAATTAGAGCAACAACCTCATCGAATGGGTGTTTGCCTAATGTACGAAGAATCATATTTACTTCTTGGATACTCAATTCAAGTTTAATCATTTTGCCTTTTTTCCTATGTTATATTTTGGAACAAGTTCCCACTGGTCTTTTTCTTTGTAAGAGACCACCTTAATTTGTGACAAGGATGCTTTCTGTTCTGCTTGAGATGGGATAATAATCTTTAATAGTTCCCAATCTTGCAACAGACCAGCAATAGCATTTCTTCTCTCAATATCTCCATTCGTGATGTTAGACTCTTTGCCATCAAGAGCAAACAATTCTTTGAAGTGAACGATAAAGTACCTACCCTGCTTATGGAGGATATGGCACGATTGATATAATTTGTTTTCTTTTCTGGATGCTATGCCGATGCGAGTCAGGGTTTCTCTAACTTTTAGGAAGTTATCTGGCTCTGGCAGACTCACTTCAAGCATCGACTCTGGTGTCCAGTCGTAATAAATCATTTCGACAGTCATTATTTTCCACCTTTGTATAATTTTTCTTTTATCATTACTAGTTGATCGTCTGTAAGAATGCTTAATGCTTCTTTAGCCTTTTCAGACGAGTATCCGAAGTACTCTTTTACAAGTGAAAGAGACTCAGTTTCGGCATCTTTTTTGTGCCATTTACTGAATCTCTTTTTCTTCGGTATAGTATTTAGGAAAAAGGAAAACTGCCAGTCTTCTGGTATACCAGACAAACGATTCATCTCGTTTGCATACAAAACTGTATCTGGAAAATAAGACAATCCCCTATTAACGATATAGGGAGTATAGTCTTTCTTTGCTAATGGGTCTTCGAATAGATTCTTCTTAGTTAGATTAATCGCATTAATAAAGTCAAATGGTGTCATGATGTAAACCCAACTTCTTTTAGATTGTCTTCAGAACATCCAAATCTTTTACCAGGAAATTTCTCACAGAGTTTTTCTTCTAACTCTCGCTTGTCTTTAGCCTGTGCAATAAACAAAGAATTCTCTACATGATAAGCATAAAGCACACCATCATGCTTCTCAATTTTAATACGAACGAGTTGTTCCTGTTCTTCGATCTCTTGTTCTATAAGATGCTGAAACAGTTTGTCGGTTTGTTTTCTTGCAACTTTCTCACGAGTACTCCAACCCCACATGAATGATACTACAACAACTCCTAGTAAAATAAGAAATTCCATGTTAGCCTCATTTGAATTTGCACTGAGCCATAATCTCAGTCAGTGCTGCCATAATATTTAGTTCATGATCAGCTACAAATGCTGCTTTATACTGATAGTCGGCTAGGATTAAAACAAGTTGAGGAATGCTGTTCTGTTCCAGTGTTTGAGATGCACTGTCATATAGTTCTCGGAAAAGAGATGTGGTATCTGCGTCAGAGTTCTTAGCAACCCACTTACGGACTTCGGTGAAGTCTTTTTCTTTCATAAGTTTGATAAGACTCTTAAAAGATTCCTCTGACATATTAACAAGAATGCCAGAGTCGATCTTACCAGAAACACTATAACGCTGAAGTTCGTTTAGGATACGACGATAATCAGGAAAGTGTTTTGTGATAAGTTCTGCTACCACTTTTGGATCAAACTCAATCTGCTCTTGCTTGAGAATCTGACCAACACGTTTAAAGAATGTTGCAGCAATCTCTTGCTTGTCTTTAGATTCGATCTTAAATTCTACAACTGAACAACGAGAATGAATCGGTTCAATGATACGATTCTTAAAGTTACATGTTAGAATAAAGCGACAGTTGTTGGCGAATTCTTCGATGAATCCACGCAATGCTGGTTGAGTTGAGTTTGCGTTTAGATAATCTGCTTCATCCAAGATTACTACTTTCTTGGCATCAGTCAGTGAGATTGTGGATGCGAATCCTTTAATCTTAGTACGGAGTGTATCAATACCAGATTCTTCAGATCCGTTAATCATCATATACTCTGCACCAATCTCGTTACAGAGTGCTTTGGCTACGGTAGTTTTACCTACACCTGCAGTTCCAGTGAACAAAAAGTTAGGTAGTTCACCTTGTGCGATATATTCCTTGAATGTCTTCTTCAGAGATTCAGGCAATACACATTCATCAATCTTTTGTGGACGATACTTTTCAACCCACAAAAACATTTCATTACGACTATCAATCATATACATCTCCACATAACAAAGAATAGAGAGGGATTATACCCTCTCTGTGTTTAGAATTCAAATGTAGAATCAGCTTCTACTGCGACATAGTAAACCAAGTCGCTTGTGGGAGATTTGAAACGAGAGATTTTCTTACTTGAGATTGACACTTCATAATCTCCAGGAAGCATCTTTAGATTTTCTACCTTGAGATTGACTTTGAATTTCTTGTCAGTTGCACCAACTGCTTCGCTGAAAGAGTTTCCAGTTGCGTTCTTCTTATCACCAACAACGATAGTGATTGATGAACCATCACCAACGATAGACACATCAGGACTACGCAGTACAGATGCAGTCTTATGAATCATCGTAAGTTTATCAGTACTAATGTTGAAGTTAATCTCTGCGTCAGGGAATGTGATAGACTTCTGTGGTGCTGTAAGAACAGATGCATCAGCAGCAAAGAATTTAATGTTCATGTTACCTTGTTTGATCGAAACATATTTGTCTTGGAAGACAAGTTCTGGATCGTCAAACAAAGACATCGCTCCAAGGAATTCATTCAAATCATAAATGCCAAAATCAGGGAATGATTCTGTGACAGTGGCGTCTGCCATCACGTTCTTCTGACCAGAAATGGTCGCTAGTTTATTACCATTCTTAAGAAGAAGATTGCTATTAATACCTGCAAAATTCTTAAAAAGGGCAACAGTTTCTTTACTAAGTTTCATTTATTTTCTCCATTCAAATGATTACATTACTATGTATAAAACATTATACCTCAGAATGAGGTGTATGACAAATTTATTTTGAATACTTCACATCGTGTTCGTATAAGAACATAAGGCAACACATTGCATGTGCCAAGTGATTCTTACCAGACTCGGGATCGTCTTGCTCTCCCTCTTTCCATGCCCACAGATGTCTTTGCATTGCATCAAAATATCTTCGTTTAGAATCTGGAACATGTTTCCAATTATCTGGTTCGTATTTCTCTGCACCAAATGTTAGAATTTCTACAGTGGCTTTTAATGCTAAAGGTGGCAATAAACCATATTGAAGTTTACCACCATCAAATTTACGACCACCAGTTGTTGCGTTTTGCGATTTCTTTATTTCTTCTTTAGTGACCATATTACCTCGACAAAAACAAATGAATAATAACAAAACAATCCACAATCATCATAAATGAATATTGTAGTTTTAATCTAAAGTCATTTAACTCTACAGACAGAACAAATAATATCCCATGTGCACATAAAAAAGCAAATATCCATAATGTACTTTTAGATGCTATTAAAAGTAAACCACCAATTATGTAGAGCCAAGTAGTACACCACCGAGCAAACAAGAGTAATTCCTTAAATGAAAACAAGACTGGATACTCAAAAGAATACCCAATCGTATTTCACTTAGCGAGTGAAAATGCTTGCACCAGCAATAGAATTAGCTAATGCTACCATACGACGAGATGGGCGACCGATACGGTATTTTGTAGTGTCACTTCCATCTGAAAGTACTGCTTTGTTACTATAAATGCAATAACCCTGCTCACGTAGGGAACGAATTGCTTCATGTGGGTTCTTCAAACCAAAAGAGCCAGAAATCTGGCGAGCAGTAACTTCAGCACCAGAACTAAGGTGATTTAAAAGTTTTGCTGTTCTAGACATAAAATATCTCCATAATGAACCATCGTTATAAAAAGAATCGTCTGGGTGATGGCAAAACCCAGACGACTTTAAAAACTAATTTATTATGCTTCGATACCATTCTCTCGCAAGATGCGGTTGAAATCTTCAACATCTGCATCATACGGTTCTGAATCTTCGATAATTTTAGCTAAACGAGATGCATCAACGGCATCATTTTGAGCATCGATGCTAGTAGATGCTAGCGATGCAGCAGTAGACTTCTGCTTGACGTTGATAATCTTTGCTTTAGCTAACTTAGCGACTTTAGT